TGTTAATCGCTGACGATATCGAAGTGGAACGGAACAGTCTGACTGAAGAAGCTAGACGTCGGATCGTTAAAATCGTGCAGTCAGATTTCGTTCCGATCACCAAGACAGAACACGGCAAGGGCGACATCATCTTCCTTGGGACACCACAGACCGAGGAGAGTGTGTACAATACGTTAGTCAAAGAGATGGGCTTCCGGTGCTTCACGATCCCCGTCAGGTTCCCCACAGCGGACAAACTGAAGAACTACTTGCTGACAGACAACCAAACGGGGCGTGAAGTAAATATCCTGGCGCACTACCTACGTGTTCAGTTCGACAACAATGAGATCAAGCACAGTGGGCCAACAGACAGCCGCTTTGCGGAAGACGAATTGATGCATATCGAAGCCAAGGGCAAAGCGTCCTTTGCGTTGCAGTACATGCTCGACACGTCCCTTAGTGACGCAGAGCGATACCCACTGAGACAGTCCGATCTGATCGTGATGTCCTGTAATCCCCTTAAAGCACCACTGACTGTGCAGTGGGGAAGACACAACGATAAGCACAATCTGGTCAAAGACATACCAAACGTGGGCTTCTCTGGAGACCACATGCTGCGTCCGCTATTCGTGGACACCGAATGGGAACATTATGAGTCCAAGGTACTATTCGTTGATCCATCAGGACGCGGCAAAGACGAAACGGCGTGGGCCATCGTAGGTGCACTCAATGGAATACTGTACGTTCTCCAGTGTTGTGGCTTTGCGTCCGACCCCGCTGAAGCAATGGCACGGATCGCTGTGGACGCGAAGAAATACGATGTATCAACGATAGAGGTCGAACCAAATTACGGCCAAGGCATGTGGGTCACCGCGTTCCAACCGATCTTGTCGAACATCTGGCAGGGCGGTTGTACCGTTAAGGAGTCCGAATGGGCTAAAGGTCAGAAAGAAGGGCGTATCATCGACACGTTGGAGCCGGTAATGGCGCAACACCGCTTGGTACTGGACGAAGACCTAGCGAAACGAGAGGCACGTACAGAGGACCACACGTTCTCCCTACTGTACCAGCTAACGCACATCACAAGAGACCGTGGTGCACTACGTCACGATGACCGCTTAGACGCTCTCAGTGGGGCCGTAGCGCACTACATGCGATCTATGGGTCAAGACGTCGATGAAGCCGCCAGAGGTGTCCTACGGCAACGCATGGATGACGAAATAGATGACTTCATGGAGTTCATGGAGGGCGGTGCGGTCATGGGACGATCCCGTGGTCGTATGCGTGACGGTGTGAGGACTGAAGTGTGGTCCACAGACCGGTCCTCGTAAGAGACGCGGAACGCCGCACAAGATCAACGAACAATACGCGACCTTTGGGTTGCTTTAAGTACATAAAGAGGAACTATCGATGACATATAAGTTGTCTAAACGGTCTATGGGCCGTCTCGAAGGCGTACACCCAGACCTCGTCGAGGTAATCACAGAGTCAATCAAACGAGTACCTATAGACTTTGGGATATCGGAGGGTATGCGGACAGTGGAGCGCCAGAAAACCTTATTGGATTCTGGGGCCAGTACGACCATGAACAGCCGACACCTGACCGGTCACGCCATAGACTTCTTCGCAGTAGTCGGTGGGGAAGTCCGCTGGGACTGGCCGTTATACCACCAGATCGCGGACGTGATCATTGAGGTCGCTAAAGAACTGGACGTCTCTATCGATGCGGGAGCAAAATGGCTGAAATTTCCTGATGGACCTCACGTACAGCTTGCGTGGAAAGAGTACCCAAAGGGCGGTGCGTAGTGGACCTGACGTGACTAAGCGTGGACTAAGCGTGAACTAAGCGGATTCCAAAAGTTGCGGAAGATTCGTGTGGGTATATCTCCCCCCGCGCGCACACAGAAAACCCCCGTAGCCCCCCAAATCCTGGCGCAGACAAATCGATCTGGAAAGGGGGGCGGGGGCCGGTGCTTTTTGTGATCGATTGGCACACTATTGGACACACTATTGAACACGACCGGCACAATCGCCTTGTTTTTATAGCGATTGGCGATGCGATCCATATGTAAATCATAGTCGCGTGTGATCGATTGGACGCTATGCGACGTCGCGCCGGTATCAAATGGTGTTGATTTTCGCTTGTTTTCCAATCGCTTGCACTAATACGCGAACCACTGTTTTTTTCGTTTGACAATCGCATAGCACACAACGCAGACTTACGTCATCGCGATCCAGTGACTCGCGTCTTACTGTACACAAAACGCATGACAAAAAGGAAAACAAAATGTCTGCACCATTCGCACCCAAAGTATCACAATCGACTCTTGTGATTTCACCACGTCCCACAATCAACGGCTTCACGTCCAAAGCGTCCGCAATTCGTTTCTTGCGGTCTAACGGTCATGCAATTTGCACCATTCTTGCCAAGCCAGAAAGCAACCCAAAGGTCGCGAAGAACGGCAAGATTGTAGACGTTATGACCGCGCCAATGCATCTCGCACCGTCATGGCTTTCCGGTTTCAATGTGTGTCCGCAAGCGTCTGTCGGTTGCATTGTGGCTTGTCTACACACAGCGGGAAACCCTGCGTACATGTCACAAAAAGAAACGTCGCGTATCACTAAAACGCAAGCTTACTTTAAACAGCGCGACGCATTCCTTGCCGTGCTGGTTTTCGAGATGATCGCGCACCGGACAAAATGGACCGAGCAGGGTTATGACGTCGCTTACCGGCTTAACGCTACATCTGATTTACCATTCGAGCGTCGGACGGTCGTTGTGGACGGTCATATGGTCAATATCATGTCGATGTTTTCCGATTGTGTCTTTTATGATTACACAGCCATTACCAAGCGTGCGGTCGCGTGGGCGTCCGGTAAGATGCCGCAGAATTATCATATTACTTTTAGCAAAAAAGAGGACAACGACGCGGACGTTTTGGACGTGTTGCTTGCCGGTGGCAATGTCGCGGCGGTCGCGTCGTTAGACGTCTATAAGGCTTCAATGGTTTCACGTCGTGTCACTATCGCCGGCCAATCGTTCACATGCATCGACGGTGACGCGCACGACTATAGACCGGCAGACGATACCGGTGTGGTCGTTCTTTTGAAAGCCAAAGGCGACGCAAAGACCGACACGTCTGGCTTTGTCATCCGTGTCCAGTAAATCGCGATTCAGCAAATAGGAGTCTACGCTATGATACGCAAAGTTCTAATCGAAACCGCCTTGATTTTATGCATGACGGCTGTGCCATACGCTGCATTCGTTTACGCGGTCCGCGCCGGTCATATTGAATTCTTTCCGGTGTCACCTGCCGACAATCTTTCCGAACATTCGATCTACGGCAGGGGGATGAAATGAGACGCTTAGTAATCAAATCGCTCATGCTTTGGGTCGCGTTCTATTGCGTCGTTTCGCTTACTTACATGGTCCTCATTGTCGGCTTGTAGCGGTCGGTCGCACGGGTCGCGCTGTATTCAATGCGCGGCCTAGTGGGACTGATCCCAAAGCAAACAAAAAGGAAAACAAAATGAACGCTTCAAAGATTCTTAAAGTCGGCACTAATCGCGGAAAGCCCCGCGCATGGGTCGAGGGAAAATTTCTAATCGATGCTGGTTGGGTCCGTGGTGTCACGTATCACCAGACCATTGAAAACGGCACGTTAGTCCTATCAGCTCATGAGAGCGGCAAGAAACGCGTTGCCGGTTCTGTTGGGCGTCCGGTGCTCGATTTGAATGGTGGCTATCTGACGCCCCTATTTGAGGGCTGTCTGACGTTTTCTGTCACGCATGACGCATGGTTTAATCAAATCGTGATCAAAGGAGTCAAATCATGATGTTTAATGGGCAATACCTACGGATCGAAAGACAAGCTGGTGGCGTCGGCTGCACTAATGCGGATTTCATCCGGTCCGCGCATACGCTGCTTTTGAAGCAGTCGCGCTTTCACCATATTCACCGCGCACAGCGACACGAATGGTTGCGTGAAGGCCTCGCGATGCTCGAAAAGTCGCGTCAGCAATATGTGCAAGTGATGCGTGGGGCGTCCCAATGATTACCGGCGGGGCAAGTGCTGCCGATTTCACCAAGTGGACCTTGGAAGCTGAGGGGCTGACTGTCAGGCAATTGCGTTTTGTGATTGCCGACTGCCGACGCGCCAAAGAGGCGATGGCGACTTGGAACACGGACCGCGAACTCTTTTATGCCGATCAGTCGATGACGTTCAGCGACGAATTGCGCCGACGTCTCGCGCCACGTTGATCTATTCGAGCGACCGTCTCGGCGGTCGTTCTGGTGCACCAACGTGCAAATCTTGGGGGTCGCATTATGCGATCACCGTAGTGAATCGAGAGGAACGATATGAAGATGACACATTCCACGCAAAGCTACCGCGACAGGTCACGACGTGCACCGTCAGGGCTACCTATTCCGACACATTTTGACATCCAAACGAACTACCGGAAGTCAACGGTTTCGATCCAGTTCGAATTGCGGATCGACCTCGAAGGCGTCCGCGCAGAATACGAACTGCCCGACATACCGGCGGCACTCGAACTGGTTCAACAGGACGTGACGGAAGGCGTAAAGCAATCGACACGCGACTGGATGGACCGGTTGGACTTTCGCGGTGAAATCATTGAGCCAGACCAATGATGGTGCGCCAGTACAATTTCCCGCGCCTCGAAGATGTCTTGTTGAAATCTGAACGCCAACTTGACGGCCTGATATTCGACCAAGCGAGGCAATCTGAAATTTTATCAGTGACACAACGCATCTCAGCTATCACAATGGCTATGGCGGTCGGTGAGGAATACGAAGTTGACCATTAAGCAAAGTCCTGGGGGATCAATAGAGGCTCCCAGGGAAACACAAACTGAAGGACTTAAAGTATGACTAAATGGAAACCAGCACTGACCCCAGAGCAAGCCAAAATGTATTGGGTCGAACTCGACCAATCGGACGGCAACATGATGCCATTCCCAAGTGAAGAGGCTTTCGACCGCGCTTGTGAATGGTACAACGCTGACGCAAACACCAAGCGTCAGATGATCACGTACTGCCAACACAGAAACGTATCACTTGATGATCCGACAGACACCAACGCACTACTGAGTTGCTGGGGAACTATCGCGATGGCGACCTGTGCTTGGCAACAGGCGGACCCTAAGATGATTTCAGTGGTGGAACTGATAGCGCGAGAGGTGGCAGACCAATGACTGACCTGTTGATCCTTGAAACCGTCTCTGAGAAAACTGACCGCACGGTCCGCAACGGTGGGCCTTGGAGAACTATAATTAAATACCGCGAGCCTAACGAAGCAAGCAAGCAGGGCCGTAGAATTAAATATGTGACGTGCTATGGGCGCACCAAAAAAGATTCAATCGCAAGTGCCAATATTCAAATCCAGTTGCGTGTTGAGGACGCAAAAAGCAAACGTATGGAGACAAGCGTATGACTGACTTAAAAGGCAACCTACTGGTTCAGACGTTTCAAGCGGCTGGCTGGGTGTATCCAAAGGACCACGCACACACACACAAAGCCAGCGTTTATCGCGCTTATGAGGCTTTGCTAGATGACGGCTTAGTGGAGAAAGATTGGGACAGTTCGACCATTCGATACCGGACAACTGAGAAAGCAAAACGTCAACTTTTGAGAGGACTGAACGCATGACCACCGAACTTACCAAAGGAAACACAGAGTCGTGGTTCGAGACGATCTGGAACGTGATCGAAAATGCGGAACGCAACACTGACGATCCCGAAAAGTGGGATGACGTCAAGACAGCGATGGCGTGGATACGCGAGGAAGTCGAAGGCAACCACGCTGCACAACATGCCGACCGTGACGTGCTGACTGACATCGTGCACTATTCGGTCCTACACCATGAAAGCCAGTTGCGTTTCTTAAAGCGTCACCACGAACTTGAAGAAGCCAAAGAGAACCGACGCCTCGACTCACTGAAGGCGTTCCAGAAGTCGCTCGACCTCTAAAGTCCAGCAAATCGCTATCTACTAAGTAAAGGCTCGGCGTCACGTCGGGCCTTTGTGCTTTCTAGCGGTCCCTACTGCCAATCGCAGGGGAACCCTAATGAATCAATACGAACCGTCTATCAGTCACTCGAAGTCTAACGAACCGTCTGTCGTTCTCTCATTGTACGACTACACCGGCACTGCACTCAGGCCTTGGGCCGTCATGGGATACGAATGCCACGCATATGACATTCAGCACGACGTAAAGCCACATACAGAGTACCCAGGGAAACCTAATGGTGGCTCCATCACGTATCACCACGCAGACTTACACAACATCAGAATGATCCACGATCTGTATGTACGCTTTAAGCATCGCCACGTCGCCTTCGCGTCGGCCTTTCCCGTTTGCACAGACCTGTCGGTCGCGGGGGCCAGACATTTCGAGGCTAAACGTCTCAAAGACCCTCAGTTCCAGACACGCGCAGCCGCCCATTGCCGATCAGCGGCCTTGATGTTCGATATGCTGGGCTGTGCGTGGTACGTGGAGAACCCGCGCAGTGTCCTAGCGTCACTGTGGAGGGCGCCGGACTATCGATACCATCCGTGGCAGTACGGTGGGTACATACCGACAGATCAAGCTGAACACCCCAAGTGGCCTCAGTACGTGGAGCCTCGTGATGCGTACAAAAAGCTGACGTGCCTGTGGACCGGCGGCGGCTTTGTGATGCCACCACAGAACCCAGTGCCACGCATGGCAACACATGGGGATGGCTATGCGACGGCTATGATGAAGCTTGGCGGGTCCAGTATGAGGACGAAGAACATACGATCAGCTAGCCCCCGTGGTTTCTCTAAGGCTGTCGCTGTGTCAAACCATGACGTACAGCAAACTGAGCATATCTATCAGCTTTCTCTTGATTTAGCGTAACAAGCTGCTATATGTGCTAACATTGGACGATTAGCACACAGTTAGCGTCGTCAGGACCGATAGGAGACACGATGGACCCAAAGACAAACCTAAAGATCAAACACAGCGAAGGAACTGAGGTCTACCCCTTTATGTTTATCGCTGTGTTTACAATAAGTTCGCTGCTTTACTCGCTCTTTAGTTGAGTAGGTGTGCACCTAGCCCCTGCTTTTGCCAAAGACCACTTAAAGTCCACTAAAAGAAAACCTAAAAGAAACCGACCCCAGAAAACCAATCCCAAAGACAAACCCAAAGACTCTATAGAGTCATATAGTCCACTATTAGTACCTTTAGGTTTGTCTATTTTTTTTGTCTTAACGGGGTCAACCTTAAAGCGAACGGAACGAACGTATAGTAACAGTAAGTAACAGTTAGGAAACGTGATGAATCAAACAGACACACCAGCCGTCGCCGCGTGTGGCTCAACAACAGTCTGGGCGAACGGACCAATGGGTCCACCCCGTCGAGACGCACTTGTTTCGTTAAACATACACATAGAACCAACTACTCGACGCAGACAAACAGGAAACCAAACGTATGGCACACCAAAGTTATTCACGAAACACGATGGACGCACGGATTTTACGTGCGAATGCTGGGGATTACGTCAAGAAAGTTCGTATCGAACAAGAGATGACGCAGCGGGACTTAGCGGAAGCACTTAATCTGAAGTACTACACTTTCATTTCTCAGTTAGAGAACGGTCAGGGACGTCTGCCACCAAACCTCACGGTCCGCACGGCAATCGCTTTGAACCAAGACCCCAAGGAATTCGCGTTGAAGATGCTGTCGTACTACGATCCGCATACCTACATCGCAGTCACGGCGGGGGAGACACTACCGGAACCCGAAACGGAACCAGAATGAACAATAGTAGCACTAACGTAATCGAATTCCCAAAGCTGGGACGTATTCCAACCTCTAGTATCGCCTTGTTGCACCAATTAGCAGCAACTTGGTCACTTGATGAACCCGCACCACTGATTGTTGTCTTTGGTGCCACTGACGAACAAGAAGATTGGTGTATGTTTCTTGATGGTCTCACAGACGAACCTCGTTATTCGTTCTGGAAAGACGGTAAGTCTATTCATTACGTGGACTATCGTGCACCCACTGGACCTGATGACAAAACGCGGGTCCGAAATGTTCCAGTGACCAGCGCAACGTATCTTACCGCACTCATTGAACTTATTGATCCCGCATACACAAAACGAAAGGCACACGAATGAACTATTCGCTATTCCAGCGACCACGTAGCAGCTACTGGTGGGCTAAGTTCCCATCAGTAGACCGCGAAGGTAAGGTCGTTAAGTACCACCGCAAGTCCACCAAGCGTACCGCAAAGACTGAAGCACATAAGGTGGCTCAAGCACTCGTTAAGCATGAAGCGGACTATGGTCAGCTTGGTGTCCGTGCAGAACTCACAATGGGTGAAGCCGCACAGCGGTACATCGCTCAATTAGAGAATCCCCAGGGATATCATTTTCTGTTTGCTGAACGCATAAAGTCCAGTGACTCGCGAGTAACCAAAGACAGCTCAATGTATATGCTAGATCGCAACTTACTGAACGACCTAAAGTCACAGCGATCAGTCCAAGGGTTGTCGAACAGCTACATCAACACTGAGGTGGCGTTCTGGATCACGGTGTACAACATCGCGCAGAAAGACTTTGGTGCGGCGGTGAACAACTCGACAGACCTCAAGGGTCTCGCGCTGAAGACCACACAGAAGACACGGTATCTGATGGACGGTGAAGAGACCCGCCTGTTAGACGAACTGAACCCACAGCGTGATGTCTACAAGCAACCACACTGGACCAAGCGTCTCGGAACGGATCGTCAAGAGATGCTCCAGAACCAATACGACCTCGCGGTCTTTCTGTTGGACACCGGAGCGCGGTACATGGAAGTCGCACAAATCCCGTGGTCCGCTGTCGATTACGCCAACTGGAAGACGGTCAATCTGTATCGCACCAAGGTTGGCAAAGAGGGTAACCTCGACATGACATCACGTCTCAAAGCGATCTTACAGCGACGTCACGCAAAGTACGGCAACCACCCGTACGTCTTTCCGTCGTGGAAGCACGAAAAGGAACCAATGGTGGGTGACCGTAAGTCGCTGCGTGACGCAATCAAACGTGCTGATCTCAACACACCGTCAATGGTCAAGCGGTACGGTAAGTTCACACCGCACTCTTTACGTCACACCTTTGCGTCACGCTTGATCCAAGGCGGGATGTCACTCTACGGTGTCAGCAAATTGTTGGGCCACGGGAACACAAAGATGACTGAGCGTTATGCTCATTTGTCACCATCGAAACTAGCTGAAGAAGCTGTAAGCATACTGGAGCAAACGCATGGCTGAATACAAACACGCATACGACAAGATGATCAGTACGGTGACTGAGCGTCTAGACTATTCTGAGTTCATTTCGTCTGTCTTTTACCACTGCGATGAAATTCTGTTGGACGGCGCAAAGTATCTTGGTGTGACCTACAAAGAACTAAACGTCTGGGTCTTTGTCGTGCTGCATCCGATCCTGACGATCAGTCTTTTGTTGATCGTTCTGATCCAACAGCGGGTTCACTATCGGACCCTCAGAAAAATACTTTTGGACTGACGCTTGATTACTGTTTTTTTTTGGCGCATTCTTGGTGACACTTCAGGTTTACTGTACTCGCCAAGACGCTCAAAGGAATGCAAAAAGACAACAACTTCAAGGGGCTAACAGAACTCATCACTGCACAAGTAGATACGCATCTCTATTACACGTATATGCGCTGAGTTTCCAAAGTCCCTTGAAACCTAAAGAAAAATCGATACGGATCAACAGGCTACAGTAAGCTTCGATTATTAACTTACTGAATTCAAGGACTTACAGAATGACAAAAAAAGACACACTTTTGGACACACCAGAGGACCGCGCAGCAGCTTACGACAACGCAGGGACACTTAAAGAAATACAGATTATCCACGAAATGGCTGGCATCGATGAGGGTATCAAGAAGTATCGCGATTCGCTTTTAGACCCCAAGCTGAAGCTGGCAGAGACCGCCGCCGGTCGTAAAATCTTTGCCGACATGATGAGAACGCTGGTCCCTGCAATCGAAGACGCACAGGAAGAAGCAATCGAAGGGATCGCGAACAGCGGCAAGGGCAGTCGCGCAGTCTGGTGGTGGCACATCTCGTTCATCAGTGCCGAGAAGCTGGCGATGATGACCGTCAAGACGATCTTGGGGGTGCGTACTGGTGACTTCTCGTATGGTCGCAGTGGCACAGCCGTGACCTTGGAAATCGGTGTAGCCGTGCGCCAACAAATTGAATTCCAGCGGTGGCAAGCAGCAAGCAAGAAGACGTCGGAAGAGACCGGCGGTGCTGACCTTGCAGCCAAGCTGATCAGCCGCGCAAAGAATTTCAATCAGCGTCAGTGGGGCAATTGGACCCGCAAGATCGATGACATCGAAACGCTGGACTGGACGCGAGAACAGCGGGGTCACATTGGGGCCAAGTTGTTGCAGCTAGCTATCGAACACACCAACGGGTTTTTCATTTTGAAGTACGTGCAGATGCGCGGCAAGACGCAGCGGCAAGTGTTTTTGTCTAACGAGTGCCAAGCGATGATCGAAGACATCCATTCGTCCGTCGAGGTGATCACCCCCGCTATCAAGCCAATGCTCATACCGGCTCAACCGTGGACATGGTGTGAACGTCTAGGTCGTTATGTCGGTGGGTACTACATGGTCAAAGTCGATTACATACGTGGTGGTCTCCACAAGCACACAGCTAGCCTTACTG